TAACTGCTAAATAATAAGCAAGTCCTGCTACCATACAAGGTACAAATCTGTAAGGTACATCTGCATCATTAGTATAGGCCCCTGCATCTTGAATTCTACTTGCATAGTAGTAATTAATAAAGTTTCCAGCTTGATCACTTCCTGGAGTTAAATATAAAGTAATAGTTACTCTATCAATAAATCTTTGAACAAAGTATTGAGTAGGTTGACCTTCTGAAGTTTTATTTGAAAGAGATTGATATGCAGATCTATTTATTTTAGTTAAAGGAGTATCCACTGATGAAGCATTTCTATAAGAAGCTTCTAATATATCATCTACACCATAAACTGCAGTAGCATCTGAAGTACCATCAGCTGCTGATCTATACATAGTATAAACTGCTTGACCATCAACTAATGTAATTAAATTATTTTTTACTTCCCAATAATGAAGTCCTCTATTAGACCATTCTTGAAATAAAATATTTAAAGAACGTCTAGCACCTTTTAATTGATATCCAGATACTCCTTGAATACCTATTCTCTCAAAAGCTTCTTCTACAATATCTGATATTGAAAAGCCTTTTTCAAAAGTTGTTGTTCCAGAAGTAGTATTAGCCATTTAGCCCCTATTCTGCAGTTAAACCAGGTCCTGAATATTTGTCAGTAAATAATGTGTAAGCAGTTACATTTGTTTTAGTTTTACAAAATATTCCTTTTGGAAATAAAATTCCATCTTCAGGAAAGTTTAAAGTTAAAACATCTCCAGTTGGAACATCTGCAAATAACAAAGTAGCTCCAGTATTTGAAGTTGTAGTTAATTCTAAAACACCTGCTCCACCACCATCAGATGCAATTGATATTGCTCTCAATCTAATAGGTTGTGCAACTATTGCTGTAGCACCTGCTGCTGCCGCTGATCTTGTCGCTTGTATATCGCCTTTACTTGCCATATTTTTTCTCCTTAAATTTTATATGTGGGCCGAAGCCCACATTAAATTAATTAATTATACTGCTGCTATACCAGTCGTAACGTCGATGAAGCTAGTCCCATTATAAAAACAAAGTGATCCAGTAACGCTTGCGCCAGTTGCATCAGAAATGTAAATAACTAAACCAGTCGCTGGACTGTCAATAGCTGCTGCTTGTACTAATGTGTATGAAGGTGCAAGAAAACCGTTATCTGATTTTACTGGACCTGAAAAAGTAGTTTGTGCCATGATTATATTCTCCTAGTTAATTGGAAGCCGTCTCTAGGCCGTCGACTATACGCGTCGGTTTCCAAATTAGTTTATGTATAGTATGAATACTATAAGATATTTTTAAATAAAGTGCAAGAAATCCCTACAGTAAAAAGGTGTTTTTTAACAATGTTAAAGTCCTAATTAACCAGCGTAAAGATGTATTTCACCATCTCTAGGATTGCTGTGGACTTCCTCTTCTTGTTGTCTGATGATTGATCTAATAACTACTTTGATCTCATCACCTAAAACAGACATTTCTGGTGTTATTTGTCCTTTGTTTTCAAGAAACAACTCATTCCATCTAGACTCGAGTTTCAGTTTCTTTGCGAACAATACCATGTTGTCCTGAGCCATTTTGAACCTCCTCATAGGTTATGTAAAAATCATTTACACTACTATTGTAACGTAATTCATTTTGTTCCCAAGCTATATCAGATTTTCCTAGAAAGTCAATGATATGAGGATGTAGCTCTTCAGTGGTATTTATCTCTGTATTGCTTTCAATCTCAAAGGTTGTTTGAAGATATTTAGTAACTATTTTTATTGAGTATTTATATTTCATGGTTCTTTCTTTCTATCATAAAAAAAGGGGCCTCGAAAGGCCCCTCTTTAAATAATTTATGCTTAAGAATTAAGCACCTTCAACACCGAAGATACCTCTATAGTCAGAAACTCCAAAAGAGTATCTTTCTCTAGCTTTGTATCTCATGTTTCCAGTGTCAAAATCACCTTCCATCTTAGTAGAGATAGGTGATCTTTCAAAGTACTTCATTCCGTTTGGCACATCTGTAATGATATAAAACGCATCAGTATCAGTTAGGAAATTGTTAACCACATAACCTTGTGGAATCATTCCCATGTTCATGATTGCGTTGATATCGTTATCAGCTGTTCCAACTCTGTTAGCAGACTTCATTAGTCTCTCAGCAGTAAATTGAAGCTCAGAAGGAATAATCATTTTCATTCCTTTAGCAGCAATTTTTAGACCTCTTTCGTCCGTCATTGCAGCGATGTCAATTAAAGACTGCTCCAATGAAGTTTCGTTAAGGTCAGCTTGAGTAGCTAAAGTGTTTGCCACATTACCTGCGATTGTTGGGTGAGCAGTGTTAAATAAAGAAACACCATCTCCAGAATCGAAGTTGTCAGTTGAAGGTAAACCTTGAATTAGTGGGTTTACAGCTTTAACTTGTTTTGTTTGTGCCATACTTCTAGCCAACGCTTTTGTGTATCTAGACGCTAGTCTGTCATATAGGTTATCTTCAATCGCTTCTTCAGTGATTGAAAATGCTAAAGCAACAGTTTCGTGAGTGTATCTAGCAGTGAAAGTCTCTTGAGCATTGTCAAAAGTCACACCAGAACCCTCAGGTTTTACTTGTGCTTGAGCGAAACCAGATAACATAACTTCTTCTTCAAACGCTCTGTCTGAAGTTTCTTTAGCGTAGATCGCTTCATGTTGGTTTTCGTATTGTTTGTATTCCAGGCCGAATAGTGCATTCAATCCTGGCTCTAGTTCTTTAACTAGTTGTGATCGTGATATAGCCATAATTTATATTCTCCTATTATATGCCTGCAGTCTGTTTCATAAAGTGTTCGTTAATAATAACTACCACGTTGCCGTTAGCGGCACTTGGGTCATTATTTTCTTCATCTTTAGAAAGACCGATTATTTTTAATTGAGCAGTAGTGTCTGCCATAGTTCCAGAAATTTCTACTTTTGAAACATAATTTGGCGTCGCACCTGCTGCGTACACAATGTCAGCACATAGTCCAACATCCGCTGCCGCTACAGTGCCAGCACTTTGAACTTCAAATCTCTCGTAAGGATCATCAGATACAAAGCCAACAATGTCAGTTGCAGTGTTACTTGCTGCTAAGTGATTAGCCCAAGTTGGTTTTTGGTTAGCTGCGTCAGTGTAGAAGACACCATTAAGGGATCCAATAAGTACTTCAGTCGCTGCTGCAACTTCAATTTTACCAGTAGCCGCCAGAATAACTGGGTCGTTTTGGTAAATTGCTGCTGAGCTTGCTGCAATACTATATTCGGATAAACCTTGGTTGTCTGCATTCTGGCCAACTTTACCGATAGCTCTCAGTCCGAAAGCCGCGTCTTTATTTGCCATAGTTTTAACTCCATTTAGTTTATAGTTTAATTGGGGTTAGGAATTGTTAAAAAATTAACTTTTCTTTGAACCACCAAAAGTTACACGAGTCTGTCTATCTTGATTGATAGGCATACTTGGGTGCTGTTCCTTCATCAGATCGTTTTCTACTGCATGATCTTGCTCAATACCTTGCTGTGCATAGTATTGCGCTCTTGATGCTGCGATCTCTTCCGGTACCCTAGTCAGCACTAGGCCACCAACTCCGATGACTCCCGAGTATTTGCCGTCTTCAACAACTGGATAATCAGAATCCGGATATTGATCAGCACGAACTAATTCGTAACCTGATCTTAATCTTCCAGCGACATTTTTTGTGTCCTGAAAGCCCATTGATTCTGCTCTTACCCATCTATGTTTAAAACCTGCTGGCGCCGGGGGCGCATCTAAACTTGATGGTGGAGACCAAACTTTTTTTCGAGATTCTTTTTCTCTAGTTTGACTCGCACGAGAGTTTCTTTTTTCGATATTATCTACCATATGCTTATTACTCCTTCGTGATTAAATTTAATTGTTTCGCATATTCTTCAAGTGGCACACCTAATTTTTTAGCAATTGCTACCTGTGACGATGTGAGTCTTACAGTTTTGCGACCTGGCTTACTACTTCTAGAAGCTGAAGCTACTACTTGCGTAGGCTTCGTAGTCGATTGTGTAGATACATTATCAAATTTATGCGGGAAATCAAGTCTTATTCTTTTATCTATTTCAGAATAATACTCTTCCGATTGTGGGTCATAACCTTCCTCATCTACCAGCTTTTTATGCAGGCTAAATGCGGTATAAGTCATGGCTTCGTCTTGACCGAACCAACTGTTCTTTTGGGCCCAATCTTGAGCCTTAGGATCTGGATTGATTGGTTGTTGCTGATTTTCTTGCTGATAAACAGGTTGTTCAACCTTTTTAGACTCAACCTTAGGTTCTAACTCAGCTTTGGCTTTTATTTCATTTAACCTAGCTTCTTCATATCCTAATTTTGAAATCTCTGTTTGAGCAGTTATTTCAGCTTTTAGATCTCCATCTTCTCTAGCTCTTGCTAGTTTAGATGCAGCCGCTTCCATAGAAGATTTAATCCTACTTTCCATTTCAGATACATAACCTGTATCTAATTTAGAATATTTGGATTTAAGAATCTCTTGATCCGTTTGAACCTTTTTTGCATACTCTAAAGCAGCAGCTTCTCTTCGCTCCGCCTCACGCATTTTTTTGGTTAACTTAGCAATTCTTCTTTGTACTCCGTCAGAGTAATCTTCTAATTCTTTCTTTTTATCTTCAGACTTTTTAGTCTCATCTTTTTTTTCTGATTCTTGGTCCGTGGTTGTGTCTGCTTGAACAGTAGACTGCTCATCAGATTTCTCAGTTGAGTCATGGGACTCAATACTGTTTTCAGTAGTTGTGTCATTAGATACCTCTATGTTTGATTCAGGTTGTTCTGTTTCCGGTAATTCAATCTCGGCTCCAGGACCTGACGTATCTAGATCTACAGTTTTTTCTTCTTTTGGCATAGTAACTCCTATCTATGATTAAAATTGATGAAAAATATCTTCAGGGTTTTTCACCGTTGCTAAGATCTCATCATCATTAATGAGTCTTACTTCCCCTCCATCGATCATGATTCTAGATCCTGCATATCTTGCAAAGATCACCCAATCACCCTTCTTGCACCAAGGACCTTCAGGAAATTTTTCCTTATCATAACAATGGGGTCCCATGGACAATACTAAACCACAAGTGGATGCAACTTGTGATCGCTCAATAGATTCATCAGATAAATAAATACCACCTTTAGTTTTAGCTTTTGCTTTAAAGGGTAGTACAATCATTCTCCAACCTGTTGGTTGAGGAAGTTTATCTGTTGCTTTATCTTTGATAGCGTTGTGGCTATCTATTTTTTTCTCATTTTCTTTTTCGTACTTTTCTTCCAAAGCTAACTTAATCTTTGGGACCTCTTTTTTGTCCGAGGTTAACGACATTTCTTCCTTCGTCATCTTTTTGCTCCTTAATGTTTAGCAGGTTAGAGATTTCCTGTGAAATAAATTGATAGGCATGTGCCTGTCCTAACATGTACTTGTATTTCTCCATATTGTCAATACCCCCAGCGATTAGGTTGTCTCCAATATTTTGATAACTCTCTTTTATTATTTTCTGTATTCTCTGTATAACGATGATATCATCGGGTTGTTGTGCCATTAGCAATTCCACTTTCTTAGAGACTTATTGATTCTGCTATTCGGGTCTCTGGCCGTTTTAGCAGAGGTAAGTTTAGACTTCATACCACTCATTCTAGCGCAAAAAGATTTTCTTCTATTTGCTGCCTTAGAACCTTTTTTTAACTTAGACGGTTTCGTTGTTACCGCTGTTTTTAATTTTGAACCAGGGTTCGCTGCTCTATAAGATGCAACACCTTTTCTATTTAAACCACCTGATTTTGATTTACCTTCTTTTCTTTGCCAAGCTGCTGTTCTAGCCATTATAAATCCTTCGGTTTTGAAGGTAATGCTTTATCCATCATGCCTTCCATTTCTCTTAACTTTGCAAAATCTTCTAGTTTCATATTTGCTTCGTCTGCATTTGCAGGTGTTGATTGTAATAACATAGTCGCTGTTGCAACAGGAAGACTGGCTATTATATTTAAACCTTTCATTGCTAAAGGAGTTAGACTTCCAGCTCTTGCTAAAAAAGTTTGAAATAAATTTGTTTTTGCTTTACCAAGTGAATCATCATCTAAAATTACTTGTAAACTATTTCCACCAAGTTCTTTATATTTTGATAGTGGTATTTTTAAAGATTTTACTTTTCCTTTTAAATCTCCGATAAGGTTTCCTTGTGACATAGAACCCCCTTGTGCTATATGTCTAGCAAAATCTGGTCTTGGGGTATAATATTTTCCACTACTAGTGCCAAAGCCTTTAGCTAAGCTAGATCTTGAAGGAGCTTCTCCTCTAAATAATTCAATCATATCTTCTATACCAGCCATTAGTTTTTACTTCCTCCAATGTATCCACCTATAACTCCAATTAAACCTGTGACGGACATCTTCATAAGTACTATTATACTATCGTCTACTGGTCTGTTTTCTTTAACAGCTACCCAGTAATCACCAATAATAATGATACCTAATAAAACCAAAACTCCAGTGGTAATTAATAATATAACTATATCCTTAAAATTTTTAATCATTATTTTTTCTTTTTTCTAGTGACTACAATTTTGCCATCAACTTCTTTAACTTTCATACCAGCATTTTC